GCCGCATTCGTCCCGCCCGAGCTACTGCCGCTTCCGCGGTCTACGCCGAACCCTGCCATTTCAGAATCCCCTTACTTGCGCCCGGCCGAGCCCTGGAACGGAATCGTGCCGTCCAGTTCGTCTTCCACGTCGACCACTTCGCCGAATTCGTCGACGCGCTCGTAGTCGGGGTGGTTCACCATCTCGCGCGCTTCTCCCGGGGTGAGCGGAAGCAGCGGGCCGTTCGGGTTGCTTTTGCAGCGGAAAAAGATCATCTTGCTCATGGTTCGCTCCTTTGGTGGGTGAGAATTAACCGAAATCGCCGGTCGCGATGACCGATACTCCCGCGCCGGTGGTGACGCGCCAGCCGCCGATGCGACTGCGCAGCTGCAGCTTGATGACGTACACACCGATCGGCGTGTTCGCAGCGAGGATCGGAATCGCGCCGGCTGCGGTGCCGTCGTCGAGTTCGACCGTGCTGGACGCGGCTGTCGCGACGGTGCAGATCAGCGCTTCGAGCCAGTCGCCCGCGCGCCCGTTCGTGCCGAGTACCTGGTCCGCTTGGCCGGCAGCAACCAGTTCGTAATTGGTGGGTGCGTTCATTCCTGCTTCTCCTTCAAATATTGGTGTGCGGTCAACAGAATATCCGGCGAATCTTGAAACTGTCCGAGCCCTTTGTTGCACGCCCCGCACAGTAATCCGCGAACTTTGCCGGTCGCGTGATCGTGATCTACGTCGAGCGCTTTTCGGCTCGATACCCGGCAGATAGCGCAGACCCCGTTTTGCTTCGAGAGCAGAGTTGCGTAGGCTTCCGCCGTCAGCCCGTACCGTTTGGTGAGATGCCAAGTCCGGTAGTAATCGCGGTTGCGACGATATTGCCCTCGCTTCTGCGCCCGAATCTTCGCGCGATGCTTCGCGTAATACCTCCGCCCGTTCGCGCGTTGTTTCTCCGGATCACGCGCCATCGGTCTGTTCGCGCGCGTAGCCTTCGAGGCCGAGCGACGCGATTACGTCGCCGGTGTATTCCTTGGTTCCGATGTGGGCCAGCGTGATGCTCGGGTCGAGCCAACAGCTGAACCCGGCGGCCGCCGCATCCTGGTAGAACGCGATGTCTTCGCCGAGCGGCTTGCCTGCTTCCGAGCGCGACAGCCGGAAAAAGTCCGGGTAGTCCACGCCTGAGAGATCGTCGTGCAGCATTTCCTTCGTCGCTGCGATCTTCTCGATCACCGCGCGCTGGCAGATCGTGAAGCCGATCGGCAGGGACTCGATGCGGATGTTGCCGAACCCGTTGACTTCGTAGTGCTGCGGGTCAGGGAAGTTCACCACGCACGCGGCGGGCTCCTTCTTCAGCATGTAGGCCGCGCCGATCAGCGCGTGCGTTGCGCCGAACCCGACGAGGCGGAAGAAGTCCGCCGGCCGCCATACGATGTCGCTGTCGATCCAGAATAGGTGCGTGCAGTCGCTGCGCAGAAACTCGCCGACGACGGCATTGCGCGCCCAGGTGACGACAGAACTGCCGACGGGCGCGCTGATGCGGATTGGGACGCCCTCGCGGTCGCACGCTCGGACTGTGCTCATGAGGGATACAGCTGTGGCCCACGGCACGCTGCCGCTCCCGATCGGCATTCCGATCATCACGTGCGGGGGTTTCAGTTTTCGCTCCTGAAAGTGGTGCGGGTGGTCACAGCCCACCCGCGGGAAGCTGTATTACGCTGCGGTGATCGCGTCGAACACCGAGCACGAAGCGCGGGCGTACCAAATCGTACCGTCGCACTCCAGTTCGACCCAATCTCCCGCGATCGCCTTGTTGGCGGCGAGGGTGATGATGTCGACTGCAGTAGCGTCGAAGTCCGGATCGGTCGCCGAGTTGACGTCGACCGTCAACACTTGGCTCTTGATGATGTTCGCGGCCGCGCCCGACGTGTCGCGCGCCGTGATCGTCAGGTTCGACGTCACCGCGGTCTTCACGACGAACTTGAACTTCAGGCCCAGTTCCGGCGCCGGCAGGTTGACGTTGAATCCGCCAGCCAGGTTCAGGAAGAAGGTTTTGCCGCTGTCGTCAGCGAGAAGGGTCCGGGCAGCTGCCAGGATTTCAGCGCTGTCGCCCTGCAGACCTTTTGATTCACGAGACATGCTAGGTTCCTTTCGAGTAGTTGGAGCGTCCTGCTGGAGCGGCCTTTTCAGGCCGCCCCGTCAGTTACTCGATTAGCCCGGCATGACCATCGCGATACCACCCTTGTCGTACGCTTCCGCGCAGCCGTAGATGGTGTCGGCGGTGAGCAGCGTCGCCAGGTATTCCTGCTTGTACTGGGTCTGCACGCGCGGACCGAGCACTTCCGCGAGCAGGATCGCATCGCGGTGGCCCAGGAGGCCGACTTTCGCCGTGGTGGCCGAGGTCGGAACCGGGCAGTTGCTGGTCACGTGGACCGACACGCCGTACACGTCGCCCAGCTTGCCGTTGCGGATGGTTTTGCCATCGCCCACGAACGCCTGCTCGGTGAAGCGAGCGAGGCCCATCATGATCCGGCGCCCGACGGGCGGGATCACGAGGAAGCGGTCCGACATCGGAATGTCGTTGTCGTCCAACACCTGAATCACGCGCCGGATGCCGGCGTCGGTGATCGCGGTCGCGTTGGCGTTGCCCGCGGCGTCAACGAACGCCGTGGTGCCGTCGCCGGCGATGACGCCGCCGGTCCAGGTCGAGGCGCCGTCACCCGAGTTCAGGGTGCGCGCGACGTTGAACAGGCTGGAGTCCTTCTGCACCGCCAGCGCGTAGCCCGCGTCGTCGGTGTAGAACTTGCGCATCGAGGACAGCGCGTGAACTTCCGCGATGTCTTCGATCAGGCGCGAATACTGGAAGTGCGCGGTGAGGGAAACCGTAACGCTCGCGCCCGACGCGGTCTGCGTGGTCACGATGGTATCCGCTACCTTGGCCGACGCGCTGCCGCGGTCCGGCTTCGGAAGCTTGACGGTATCGCCCTTCTTGCCCTTCACATTGATCTTGCGAACGAGCGAGGCGAGCACGTACTGCTTCTTGTGCGCGGCCATGATCTCGTCCATCCACAGCGTCGGAACGAAACCGGCGGTTGCCAGGTTCGCGCTTACGACGTTGTCGTCACCGTATGCCATTGAAAATTACCCCTTGAGGTTGGTTTGGTTGAGGAAAAAGGAACTGCAAACGTGTCGCGTGCGCGGGAGTCCTTGCCCGGCGAAGCCGGAAGACAGCTGCACAGGAGACCGCTTTTCCCTTGACACAAGCCGGGGGCGGGCACTGGGTGGAACGTCGGGGAAGTGCGTTCTTGTCCGACGGGGTGCTGCGGGTGAAGCTGGAGCGGCGGGCGGGATTCGAACCCGCACGATCGGTTTGGAAGACCGACATGCTGCCGTTGAACATCACGGCCGCTCGGGTGGTAGCGGGAGATGGATTTGCGCCATCGCGTTACCGGCTTATGAGGCCGGCGCCTTGCTGTCTTGGCGATCCCGCTACAACCAATATACCACAGTCCGACTGTTGACCTACCGAACGCGGTTTTCGGCGTACGCCTGGGCGATCTCGTCCGCCAGCGCTTCGTAGCGCTCGGGGTCGGTCTCCATCAGGCGCATGACGTCCGCGCGCCGGAAAATCTTCTTTCCGCCAGCGGGCTTACCGGCCCCCGAAGCGCCGCCGGTCGGCACAGCTGCGGCTTTCGCCGTCGCGTCCGCCTTAGCTTTCCGGGCGTTGGCGAGCGTCGCAGCCGCGGCGCTGATGTCGGCCGCCGAGGGTGCGCCGGCCGCGGGCGCCGCCGCTGCCGCCGGCTGTTCGCCAGCCTTGCTCGCCGGCTGTTTCGCGCCGCGCAGTGCCTTCCACGTGCTGAACACTTCGTCGCCAGCGTGGAAATCGTACGCCTGGTGCGCGCGCTGGAGCAGCGAGCGCCGGATCGGCGAGGCGCTAACCCACTGACGGAACTCGGGATCTTGGAGGATCTGCGGAGCGTCCGGGTGCGTGCGGTTGAACTGTTCGGTCGAGGCCGTGGCGCGCGCCGTGGCCTGGTCGGCCGCCGCTCGACCAAGGGTCTCTCGAATCTCCTTGATGATCGGGTGGTTTTCGATCTCCTTGCCCAGCGTCTCGTACGGCTTGGCGAAGAACGCGGATTCGTCGCGCGGCTCGGCGCTGGCGGGCGCGGCCGGTTTCGCCGGCTCGTCGATCTTGCGGCCGCGCAGGGCTTCGAGGCTCGCCTTGATGGCGAAATCGGCCTTCTGGCGCAGTTCGCCCAGTTCGCTGCCTTGGCGCCCGATGGTTTGGTGCGCCTCCTGGTACATCCGGGCGAGTTCCTTCTTCGACTTGCCGCGGAACTGTTCGGGCAGGTCTGCGTCGTCGGCCGGGGCCGCTGCGGCCGGGGCCGCGGGCTTACCGGCGGGGGGCGTCGCCGCTGCGGCCGGCGCGGGGGTCTTGCCGAGTTCGGCCAGGTCGGCGAACTCTACGGCGTCGGCGCCCGCCGGCGTGTCGGCGTCCAGCAGCGCTGCGTCGTTGTCTTCGAGGACGCGTGCGTCCGGGGTGATGTCGGTCATGTCTTTACCTTATCCTTCGCTCATAGGGGGTGATGCTGCGCACTCTGGCTTCCCCATTCAGGGCCAGCGTGTTACTTGTACGTGCCGTGCTTCTCTTGGTTTTTGCGCTCTTTCGCCATGTGGCTCGCGCGCGTGCGCTCCCACTTGTCGGCGGCGCCCGGAAAATGCCCGCTGGTGCCGTCCAACTGTGCCCGGGGCGCCGCGATCTGCCGGAGACCCATCGCGCCACATTCGCACTCGTGTTCGACGATGTCGGCGCCCACGAAGCGCTCGATCCGGTGCCCGTTGCGGCAGAGGAAGTCGAAGACCCGGGTGCCCATTACGCAACCACCTTCGCGACGCCGCCGGTGGGCGCTTCGGACGCGCCTTCCTGCTCCTCGATCGCCGCCGCGTAGCCGGCTTCGCTGCGCGCCTGGTGCGTGAGGATTTGCTGGATGATGTCCAGCTGGCCTTGTCGGAAGAACAGTTCCTTGGGCGTCTCGATGTCGTCGACCCGGCTCAACAGTTGCGCCATGCGCCCCATGTCTTCGAGGACTTTCGTCCACCCCGCCGTCGGGTACATCTCGAACAGCGCGGTGAAGTATTCCTCCAGTTCCACGTCCTTCAGCTTCGCTTCCACAGTCGCTCCTTTCGCTCACAGTTGTTGGTGGGGCGCTAGCCGGTTTAGGCGGCTAGCAAGGCAGTCGACGTAGGAGCGAATTACGCCGCCCGCCGAACCCCGTTGATCTTTTACTCCACGACTTTCGCTTGGCTGCCGGTGAACATCTTCGGCTTGGCGGCCTCGCGCGCCGCGGCGACTTGCGCCCCGGCCTCGTGGCGCCGCGCTACGTGGTCGGCATTCGCTTCGTGGCGGCGAGAAGCGTGGTCGATCACCGCTTCCCGGGTACGTGCGCGCTCCTCGGCTTGTGCCTTGATGCGCTCCGCCTTGGCGCGGACCGCCTCGGTCGCGATGGCGCCGGCGGTCTTCACGCCCTCGGCTTTCACCGAATTTCCGGACTGGATGTGAGCGATGCGTTCGTTCGAGCGGACGTCTTCGAGGTCGATCGCGCGGTCCACCAGCGCGAGGCGTCGGTCGAGCACGCGCTCCTGGTTCTCGCCGGCCGCATAGATGCCCTTGGTCGCGAGTTCCACCTGCTTGAACTGGGGCTCCAGCATCTCGTTCTGCGCCTTCGCGTCTTGCAGGTTCGCGCGGCTGTTCAGTTCGCGGGTTTTGGCCGCCATCTCCGCGATCGCAAGCTGGGCTTGCGCCTGCATCATCTGTTGCTGGATCGGGTCGACTGTTGCCTGGGTCTGCGCCTTCTCCACGGCCGCCGCGTTGCTGATCGACTCCTCGATCATGGCGATGATGTCCGAGCGCTTGGTGAGCCCGGTGTTCGCGACCACGCCCATCAGGAGCAGCTTGTACTCCTTGCTGGTCGGGTCCATGGTCTGCATGAGCGAGACCAGCTGCTGCGACTCGTACTCGCGCTGCAGGATGCCCATGGTGGACGCGGTGTTGAACGTCCAGTTGAGCGGCTTGTACCGCGCGGGCGAGAACTGCATGTTGCGCCACATGATCTTGCGCAGCGCCGGCACGTAGAACTTCTCGATGAAGTTCATCAACGTGCGCTTGTGACGCTTGACGATGCCGGACAGCATCATCGACACGGCGCCGGGGCGCGCGTCTCCGCCGGCGCGCTGCGCCAGCGAGATCACGTCCAGGGAGCCGGTCGCGCGCTGAATCATCTGATCCAGCTGCTGGGAGTGCTGGAACGTGCTTTGGTCCAGCTGCCCGAAGTGCAGCGGGTTGAGAATGTTCTTCGGGTCGCCGTTGGTGAGGATCGACTTGCCGGGCTTCACAGTCAGCTGGAAGCCGCGCGGCAGCTTCGACGCATCCATCGCCATCATCGGCGCCGAAATGAACGCTAGCGCGTCCAGGCGGGCGCGCAACTCGGCGTCGAGCACGCGCTGGGGCACTTGGCCTTTCTCGCACACGCCGCGGCCCCAAAAACGGCCCGGGACGATGTCCCACGGGAACGCTACGACGGGGCGGTCTTCCATCACGTACGGCGTGGCGATCGCTTTCAGGCACACGTGG